AACAAGAAAAAATAGAACATTTTTAACGAATGTGTTTATAAAAATAGATAAATATCAATAAAAAAATGAAGAAAAAAAATAAAAAATTATAAAAAAGCTCGACAATTTTTTGAAAAATTAGTACATTATAATAGTAAGAAAGAAATAAAAAACAAAAGGAGAAAGAAAATGAAAAAAATTGAATGGACGGCCGGAAATGGGCAAATTGCAACTTTTGAAAATATCACAGAATACTCGAACATCGCAGATCATACGCACTCTGTAAGATGCGATGAAATAGAAGTTACGCTCGGAGGAGATCTTAAAATTTTCCAGGGATTACGAGAAGAAGATGGAATCATCCAATGCATGGGCGTAAAAATTAGAATCCCAGCCGAACACATTGATGACGTTACTAATTTATATCGCGAGTATAAAGAGCGCAAACAAAAACGCGATCAGACTGCAGAGGATTCCGAAAATTATTATATAGCACAAAAATCAAAAGTACAAAACGCTATAAATCAATAATAAAGAAAAGGATAAAAAAACGGATTTATTAGTCAAGAGCTTATTGACTACGAAGATCGAATCATGATGATGGAAGAAGACTCAATTGAATATAAGAAAATATTATCTGATATGTACCTTTGCATTTAGTTTATTCAATCGCCCGCCGTGAGCGCATCACGGCAAAAAACAAAAAGGAAAAAACAAAATGAAAAAAGAAAAAAGCATTTATGAAAAACTATTGATTGCAAAAATTGAAGAAGAAGAAGCGAAAGAAAACAGAATTAAAATTGAGGAAGAAATTTTCAAGCTACTTGATGAATCTGGAAATTTAAAAACCGAGGGACAGACCACTATCGCGCGTGATGGATTCAAAATCACTGTCAAACGCCCGCAAAATTATAGCATCGACGAAGACGCTTACAGAGATATTGCACGCGACATTCCCGAGCAATATCATATCCACAAATGGAAACTTGAAATCGATCCGAAGAAATTCAAATTTATTTCTCAACTCCCCGATGAGATGGGCAAGAATTACTTCAAAAAGATTTCAGATTGCGTTGAGATGAAAATGGGGAAAATATCTGTGAATGTAGAGAGGCAATCAAATGAAAAAGAGCTATAGTATAAAAGATATATTAGATTTTAATCCATGTGAAAAATATACAAAAGAATATCTTCGGGAACTTTTTGAATCGGTAGGATGCAAAAAAACAATGCCAATTAAAAATATTTTTGACGTTGATATCCCAGTTGATGATCTTATGTGGTTAATTTTTCGGGAAGATTTTATCCAAGAAAAAGAATTACATTATTTTGCAATTTGGTGTTTTGAAAATATAGCTCAAAAAATCTGGGAAAAATATTATCCGGATGATACTCATCCGCAAGATGCGATTAGGATAAAAAAATTATGGCTTGAGGGAAAAGCAACGGATGATGAGCTGGCCGCAGCCAGGGCCGCAGCACAAGAAAAAATAAAAATGCATCTGAAAGAAATTGTTTTAAAGCAAAATAAAAAAAAGGAGATATAAAAAAAATGTTTGATCCAAAATCGATTAGGATGGGAATAAAAAATTCCCCACGCAAGGCCATAATTTATGGCCCTCCAAAAATCGGCAAGACCACATTGGCAGCATCCGCACTAGATGCGCTGCTGATTACTACCGAGGATCGCGTAGACCACATTTCAACATGTGCAAAAACTGAGGTAATTAAAAATTTTGATGAGATCATTGAAATTTTTGAATATCTTGTTTCTGGAGCACCATACCGCACGGCGGTAATTGATACGATGGACTGGATGGAGCCACTTTTGCATGAGTATATCTGTCGGAAAAAAGGTTTCAAAAGTTTGACCGACGACTCGAGCAAGGAGGTTAATTATGGACGCGGGATGAAAAATCATGCGGTTGAAGGATGGAAAATGTTTTTGCAGAATTGTGATGTGCTAAGAGAAAATGCAAACATGAGCATAATTCTCGTGGCGCATTCAGCAATCGAAAAAGTTTCTCCACCTGATTCCGACGCATACGACAGGTACACGCTCAAGGTAGATAAAAATGCCGTTGCAGTCTTATCAGAATGGGCGGACATAATTGGTTTTTATAGCCGAGAAATTTTGATTAGAAAGGAGGACGTTGGATTTAATAAAACAAAAGGTAAAGCGATTTCATTGGATGATCGAAGGATTTTGAATCTTGCCGCGACTTCTCCATCCTGGTTAAGCGGAAACTCTTTCGGACTGGTGGATGTAGTTGTGACTTTAGATCAAGCTCCAGAGATTATGCAGTACGTTTTGAACGTGCAAGAAGAAAAATTAAAATCAAAAAAAGGAGAAAAACAAAATGGCTGAAATCAATTTTAATGTTAATCCGAATGATTTATTTAAAGGCGGCTTTGAGCCGGTTCCAGCAGATCGTTATACGGTTGTTGTGATTGATAGCGACGTAGTTGTTCCAAATTCCGGTAACGGGAGGATGGCAAAATTAGTATATGAAATTATTGGGAATAAAGATTACGAAGGAAGGAAAATTTATGACAACATTGTTTTTGAACATCCAGTGAAAAGTACTGAGGTAATGGGAGTTCAGAGATTAAATTCCGTCGGAACATGTTGTGGACTTCCGCACAAAATCAGAGACACGGCTGAGTTACATGGAAAGGCTATGGATGTATCGGTTGGAGTAAAAAACTCGAAAGATTACGGAGATCAAAATTTTATCAAAAAATATCTTCCGCGTGCATCCGCCCAGGAAGAAAAACCGCAAGACGCAGGCGCAGTTAAAACTCCGTCGTTTATAAAAAAGTGAGGTTAAAAATGAAAAAGTTTTTTAAAAATTTTTATGAATTTATTAGGCCTTTTGAATCAGAAACAAAAAAGATTGCAAAAGAAAATGCGAAGACGGTTGAGCTATGCGAAGTGTGGAAAAAAGATTTAAAGGTTGGCGATAGATGCTTGACTTTTTTTATAACAGAAACCGTAAAAAAAGGAAATCAAAAAATATCCGACATTAGATTCCAAGAGGCAAAAATACTTGAGTTTTCTATTGATAAAAAATTTGTAAAAATAGAAATTCCTTCAACTATTTTCGGAAATAGTAGATGGATTGATTTTCCGACATTAGGAATAATTTCCATTCTATCTCAAGAAAAAGAAGAAAAATCAAAGAAAAAATCTAAAAAGTAACAAAATTTTAAGGGGACTTTATAAAAGTCCCCTTAAAAACAAGGGAAAAGCAATGACCGACATCTCAGAATATATCGACAATAATATCACAATAAAATTGATTGAAAACGCAATTGAGAGAAACAATAAAAAAACCAACCGCGGTTATTTGGGGATGTCTGAAATCGGACACGAATGCTGGCGTTATTTATGGTACAATTTTAGGAAAGTTTCTGCTGATCAAATTTCTGCGTCAGGGTTAATGGCGATTGAAGATGGATTCAGACAGGAGGAACTCACGACGAATAGACTACGCATGGTACATGGCATTGAATTAAAAACAAAAGACGAGAATGAAAGTCAAATAGGTTTTAAATATCTTGGAGGACATTTCTCGGGGCATTGTGACGGAATAATATCCGGAATTGTCGAGGCTCCAAAGACGACCCATATATGGGAACATAAATCAGTAAACGAAAAAAAATTTAAGGAATTAAATTCCTTGATTTTAGATATAGGAGAAAAAAATGCACTCGCTGCATGGGATGAGGTTTATTATGCACAAGCTCAGATTTATATGCTTGCAAGCAATTTAGATCGGCATTACCTAACGGTTTCTACGCCTGGCGGTCGTGCGTTAACATCATGCCGAACGGAAATAAAAAGAAAAATCGGAGAGAGTTTAATTGAAAAAGCACATGTGATTATTACATCCGAAAAACCGCCTGAAAAATTAAATAAGAATCGAGAATATTATATTTGCAGAATGTGCAGAAAAAAATCCATTTGCCATGACAATGAAGTACCTGATGTTAATTGCAAAACGTGTGCATTTGCAGAACCTATTTTAGATGGAATAAATGCAGAATGGAAATGCTATAAAAAAAATTGCAATTTATCCGGTGAAATGAAAGGATGCGACAAACATTTGTTTTTAAATACGCTTGTTCCCGCGAAGGCCATAGCGGCTGATGAATCGGGCCACTCACCTTCATGGATAAAATATGATTTTAATGGCGCAATGTTTTATAATCATAATTCAGATTCAAAAAAAATACCTGGCGCATGTTTAACTAGCGCAGAAATGAGAGAAAAAGTTTTTTTCGATTGTATTTTAAATGATGATAAAATAAAAGTAGAAGGCTTAAAAATAAAAAAATCAGAAAAAGAAAACGAAAAACTAATCAGAGGAATTTTGTAATGGTTTTGGAGCCTCGCTATTATCAAACTGAAGCAGTAAATGCGGTATTTGATTATTTTTTAGAACATGATGGAAACCCTCTTATTTGCATTCCGACGGGCGGTGGAAAATCGATAATACAATCAATGATCGCGGATAGATTGATAAGAGAATACCCAAAATCAAGAATTTTGTTTTTGACTCATCAACAAGAACTTATCAAACAAAATTTTGATGAATTGATTTATAATTTTGGGATTTGTGATGCTGGAGTTTACTCGGCAGGAATCGGGCAACGCGATACAAGCAATCAAATTATTTTTGCAGGGATTCAATCGGTTTATAAAAAAGCATTAGAGTTAGGATGTTTCAATCTAATTGTGGTTGATGAGTCGCATTTAATCCCAAAAAAAGGAACCGGTATGTATCTTTCATTTTTGGCAAATATGAAAGAAATTGCACCACATTGCAAAGTGATCGGCCTTACTGCTACACCATATCGCACCGATAGCGGATTGCTCACTGATGGAAAAGACGCAATATTTACAGATATATGCTACAATGTTTCTGTGATTGATTTAATCAAAAAAAAATATCTATGTGAGTTAATTGGAAAAAATGGTGTTGTTAGACCAGATACATCAGGAGTGAAAAAGCGATGCGGGGAATTTATTGAATCTGAACTTTCAAAAGTTTGCGATGATAGCGAAATAATAAAACGTGCAGTAACTCAAATAATTGAATTAACGGAAGACCGAAAACACGTATTATTATTTTGCGTAGGGATACAACATGCAGAACATGTTGCCGAAGAATTTAAAAGGCAAGGAAAAGAGTGCTCGACAATTCATTCTAAAATTTTAAAAATTGAACAAGAAAAAATAATTAAAGATTTTAAAAATCAGAAAATAAAATATCTCGCAAATTGCGATATGCTCACGACCGGATTTAATGCAAAGCACATTGACTGCATTGTGATGCTGAGACCTACCGAGAGTACTGGATTGTACTATCAAATGTGCGGAAGGGGATTAAGGGTTTTTGAAGGAAAAGGAAACTGCTTAATTTTAGATTATGCTGGCAATATTTTACGTCATGGCCCAATAGATAAAATTGAAATAAAAGAAAAAGGAAACGAATCGGAGCGTGGAGTGTCTACGGCACCCATGAAGGAATGCCCTGCATGTGGCGCGGCAATAGCCCTGGCAACAATGCAGTGCGAGGCGTGCGGATATGTTTTTCCGACTACAATATCGCATGACGATAAAGCGTCTGATGCCGATCCTCTTCATAAATATAAAGCGCCAGAAAAATATGCGGTTGAATCCGTTTCATATTCGCTGCATGAAAAAAACGATAAATTTTCTTTGCGAGTTACCTATTATACCGGATTACTACAATCCGTAAACGAATGGATTTGTATTGAGCATGGAGGATATGCTGAGAGGAAGGCCCGTCAAATCCTATCGACGATGCTACCTTCAGGATATCCAATCCCCGATACGGTAGAGGAATGCCTCTCGCTAAAAAACGAATTCAAAAAACCGACTGAAATATTGGTTGATTATAACAAAAAGTTCCCCACAATCGTGGCTAGATTTTTTGATTATAAAGAAGAAATCGAAGAGATTAAATTTGCATACAAAGTTCAAAAATCGTTCATAAGATAAAAAAGTAACTTTTTTTATTTTTTTACAAAAAAATACTTGACTTAATTATATATTATGAGTACATTGTTATTACAAAAGAAACAAAAAAACAAAAGGAGAAACAAAATGGAAGCAACAAGAACAATAAAATGGAACGCGAGCAACGGAGATGCCAGAAGGGCCGAAATTATCGTTGAAAAAAAAGTAATTGATAAAGTGTTTTATGCTGATGGATACAATATCCCCGCAGGAAAAGAAACTTATGAATCCATTGAAATGGTTGTTTTTAATAATGATAAAAAGGTTGATTTGTTTAGGAATTTACCTGTGGTAATTACCGCACAATCTCATGGAGAGAAATTTGCAAAAGAAATGATTGCAAAAAATGCATACTCTATTATTGGCAATAAAGTTGCAATAAACAAAGAAATACACGATCAAATTGTTACCGCAATATCTGAAATGGAAGCGAGCACATCAGAAGATGAAGAATTCCTCGAAGTAAAAAAATTAGAACAAGAAAAAGAAAATAGGGCCATTGAAGAGGCTGAAAAAGAATACAAAGAATACAAGCGACTTATAAAATCCGGACTTTGCCCAAAATGCGGAACATGGTGCTATGGTGATTGCGATGCCAATAGGTAAATAAATCAATCCCGCCGGGAGTTTATCCCGGCTTGTAATGCAGCCAAAGGCGGTCACAAGCCCGCAAAAATGCAGAGTGAAAGGATAATATGAAAACAGTTCTAAAAACATTTATTGTTGACGATTATGTAACTGTTCAAGGGTGGAAAAAATTTCAATTGAATTTGAATTATTATCGAAACGCGCATTATCAAGTTTTGAACAAAGCGAAGATACAATTCAAAAATAATTTGATTTATGAATATCCAGAGCTTGCATGCATGGGACAGGCATCAGAAATATTTATAGAATACACCGTTGTTCCAAACAACAAAAGAAAATTTGATACTGGAAATTTGATATCAATAGTTGAAAAGTTTTTTCTGGATGCTCTTGTTGATAGCGGAGTTATAGAGGATGACAACTATACAATTGTAAAAGAGACAAAAACAAAACCAGTGGAAGAAATAGACGTTGAATTAAAAAACAAAAAAATAATTATAGATGTAACGCTTTGTTATAAGGAGTGAAAAAAATGTACGTAGATTATAAGCAGGAGATCAAACATTATGTTGTTGATCGGATAGCAAAAGAAAATAAGATTGAAAATCATTTTTCAAAATGTCTAGTTGTTTTTATAGCATTTATGGTAATAATTTTTTTCTCAATGATTTTTTATGTTGAGTCCATCGAGGATAGAATCGGTAAAATGAAAATAGAAATAAGAGCTTTGCAAAGTGAAGTTAAATATTTTCAGAGGTCTTTAAATTTAGAGGAGGCGGAAAAATGAGTTGTTTTATAGAGACTGTGATCGTTATTTCTGTAGCATTTATTTTGGCATTTTTAATTATTTTGATTTGCTGTAATTATTTAATTATTTTAGGCAAGATAGAGGATGATAAATATGAAACTAAAAAAGACTTAATATTTGATATTTTTATTCCATTCAGGCCGTTATTTTCAAAATTTAAAGAATATTTTGAGGAATTAAAATGAAAATTGAAATAAGAAATAGATTTAACAATAATATAATTATCTGCGGAGAGTATGAATCAATAAAAGGTTGCTTACAACGAAACAGCGAGGCCGATCTGTGCGAGGCCGTTCTGCGCGGGGCCGATCTGTACGGGGCCGATCTGTGCGGGGAAAAT